GGCGTGGTGCCGGACCGCACGGCGACCACCGAGCCGCATCCGGATGCGATTGCCGTGGCTGCCGCCGTCGACAGCCTGGAGGGCACCACGCTCGATGTACCGGGCGATTGGTGGCCGTTCGGCGACATGGCGAGTCCGGAGGATTGGGGCGACATCGGCCGCGCCGTGGTGGTGCAGGCGCTGGAGCGGGTGAGCCATATTGGCGAGGATGGGGTGCGCCGCTTCAAGGGCTCGCCCGCGTGGCTGGTCCGCCGCTATGCGATCATGGGCGACTGCCCGGTGTGGGAAAGTGATGTGGAGCCCAAGCACCGCATGGTGCGCACGGCGACAGGGCAGAATGCTTGGTTCGTGCGCCGGCTCATCACAGTGGATGCGGGTGGGCAGATCGAGGTCGAGCAGGATGGCTTCAACCAGACCCGCAGGCGGCCCTATCCCGGCGCCTATCAGAAGTGGGAGCTATCCCCCAGCCCCTACCCTGCGGCCATAGACAGGGCCGAGTACGAGGTGTGGCACGCTGCCCTCACCATGCTGGCTGGTGAACTGGGTGAGTCTGCGCTGGGACGCACCGTCACAGGCCCTCGCCGACCCGCTCGGCCGTGGGTAGAGGGTGCACCGCAACCCCTTGTTCTGCCTTGCATATTACGAAAGTCCGCGATTGTCGCTTGACGCGCGACCCTTATTTGGTGCTCACTGTGCAGGCATAGAAAGAAGGCCCGAGGCGGAGACGCTGTCGGGCCTTTCCTTTTGGGGTGGCGGCCATCATGTGACCCGCCTGCCACGCCCATGGCCTCGACCTCGCCTCTCCTCGTCCATCTGTTGCCGAGCCGCCACGATCTTGGGTCCTTCCCGGCCCGGGTACGTATGCGGGCGGCGATAGCGCTTGGGTTTGCTAGTGGGACCGGATTTCGGAAGCCTAAACAACTAAAGACGACCTAAAGTCAGGGGCTAAAGATGGATGAAGTGGTCTCGAAGGGCCAGTTCGCCACCCTTGCCAATGTCTCCGCCGGGCGTGTTTCGCAGTGGATTTCCGAGGGCAAGATTGCCGGCGAGGCCATCGTCGGCGAGGGTCGATCGGCGAAGATCCGCGTTGCGGTCGCTATGGCGCAGCTCCGGCAGAAAATCGACATCGGCCAGCGCTTCGGAAACGGGCTCGACACCAACCTGACCGCCGCTCCCGCGTCGGTGGCCAGTCCGCAGCCGCCTGTCGGCGACCCGGTCGAGGAGCGCATCAAGCGCGAGCGGCTGCGGGAAATCGAGTTCCGCAACCGCGACGCGGCCGAAAAAGAGCTGGCCAGGCGCGGCGCCTATGTCCGCACCCGTGATTCCGCCGAGCAGATGGCCGGCCTGGTGGCCGCCATGCTGAACGTGTTCGAGGGCGCGCTACCCGACTTCGCGACCGCGGTCGCCGCCCGCTTCCAGATCCCGCAGCGCGACGTGCTGCACCTGCTGCGCGGCGAGATGCGCGGGGTGCGTGAGCGCGCCTCGCTATCCGCCCGCAAACGCATGGAGACGCTGCCGGCCGACGTCCTCGACGACATCGCCGCGGCCTCCGACGAGCCGGAGGCACCAGCACCGGCCACGACCTGACCGGAAGGCTGCATGCTGATCCACCTCGCCAATGCCGAGCTGCTCGCGGCTCGCGCCATGGCCGACGTGCTGGAGCCGCCCCCGCCGGTCGACTACCTGTCGTGGGCCGAGAACAACATCGTGTTCTCGGAGCGCGAGAGCCAGTTCTCCGGCCCCTATAACCGGGCGCTGTTCGGCTATTTCGACGAGATCCTGCGGGCGCTTGGGCCGGATGACCCGTGCCGCACCGTCTCGCTGGTGAAGTCGGCGCAGCTCGGCGGCACGGTGCTCGCCAACATCTTCGTCGGCGGTTCGCTGTCGATGGACCCGGGCGACGTGCTCTACGTCCACCCGACCGCGGACAATGCCGCCCGCTGGTCCAAGATGAAGCTGGCGCCGTTCCTGCGCGGCACGACCTGCCTCGCCAGCCTGTTCGACTCCAAGTCGCGGGATGGCTCGGATTCGGTGCTCTACAAGGAACGCCGGGATGGGCGCGGCGCCATCCAGATCTCCGGCGCCAATTCGCCAGCCTCGCTTTCTCAGGTCACCATGCGCCGCCAGGTGCAGGATGACCTCGCGAAATGGGAGGTGAACGCCGCCGGCGACCCGGAATCGCAGGCCGACAGTCGGTCGCGCGCCCATGAATTCGCGAAGATCTTCAAGGTCTCGACGCCGCTGGTGATGCCGGGATGCCGGATCACCCGGAATTTCGAGGCCGGAAGCCAGGAATATCCTTACGTCCCCTGCCCGCACTGCGACGAAATGCAGGTGCTGGACTGGGACAACATGCTGGCCGACCTCGACGAGGCCAAGCCGGAGCTGGCGCACTTTACCTGCGTCGTCTGTGGCGTCGAGATCGAGGAGCATCACCGCCCGCAGATGCTGGCCGGCCTGGAGTGGCGGGCTCGCAACCCGGGGGCCAAGCGCGAGCATCGCTCGTTCTACATCTGGAGCGCCTATTCCTACCTCCAGAGCTGGGAGCGCATCGCCCGCGAGTGGCTGAAGGCCAAGGGGGACCCCGCGTCCGAGCAGACCTTCATCAACGACACCGTCGGGCTCGCCTATCGCGGGATCGGCGAGGCGGTGCCGTGGGAGGCGCTGCGCGATCGCGCGGCAGAATCGCCCTATGCCAAGGGCTCGTTGCCGGCTGGCGCGCTGTTCATCACCATCGGCGTCGATTGCCAGTCCGACCGCGTCGAATGGCAGGCCGTGGCCTGGGGCCGCGAGCGGCGACGCTGGGTCGTCGACGCCGGGGTTATACCCGGCCACATCAGCGACGTCGGCTGCCAGGAAAAGCTTGACGGGCTGCTGAAACAGACATGGCCGAACAGTGTCAGCCGCCGCATCGGCATCGACCTGCTGGCAATCGACGGCAATGCCTGGACCGAGGATGTCTGGTCCTGGGCCAAGCGCCACGCCGCCTCGCGCGTCATCATGGTGCGCGGCCGCCACGAAGAACATATTCCGCTGCTCGAGCGGGTGAAGCGCGAGACCGATCGGGCCGGCCGAAAGCTGAAATACTCGAAGCGGTTCTATAACTTCGCGGCCTCGGTGCTGAAAATGGCGCTGTACCGCAACCTCGCCAAGACGGACCCGCTGGAGCGAGGCTTCATCGGCCTGCCGCGTGGCCTCGATGACGAATTCTTCCGCCAGATTACGGCGGAGCGGCGCAAGCCGACCCGCAAACGCGACGGCTTCATCAAGTACGAATGGGTGAAGGATCCCAACCAGGCGAACGAGCAACTCGACGCCCACCTGCAGGCTGAAACCGCGGCCAACCGGCTCGGACTTCGCGACCTGCCGGACGCGCAGTGGGACAAGATTGAAGCCGAGCGCGAAACCCCGATCGCTCCTGAACAGGGCGACCTCGAGGATCTGCTGGCGAAGGCGGCGCCCCTTCCCGCCGCCCAGCCCATACCGGCCGCATCTGCGGTCCCGCCGCTCCGCGGCCGGCTTTCCGCCGGCCTCGATGCCCTCGCACGACTGAATGGATGACCCCATGGCCGAGATGACCGTCGAGGAGATCGACGCGGCGATTGCCGCGCTCGAATCCGCGCGCCGGACTCGCCTGCTCGGCCAGCAAACCAGCGAAGTGGCCTATGCCGGCCGCTATTCGGCGAAGTTCTCGGCGACGTCCATCGAGGAAATCGCCAAGGAAATCACCCGGCTGCAGCTGCTGCGCGCCCGCCTGACCGGCGAGCGCAGCGGCATCGGCCCGGTCTATGGCCGGTTCGGGCCGTTCTGATGGTGGCGAGCGTGGAAAAGCCGCGTATCCGCGTGCAAGCGCCGTCGCGGCCGGTCGCCTATGGCGTCGGCCATGGCGGCGTGCCGCGCGCTGCGCACATGGCCGGCGATTACATGGCGCAGGCGGTGCGCGGCTGGCTGCCGCCGCTGCAGTCGGCCGACGCCGAATGGCTGTACGAGCGCGATCTCTCGGTGTCGCGCGTCCGCGACCTGGTGCGGAACGAGGGATGGGCGCAGGCGGCCATCGACCGCACGGTCGATATGACTGTCGGCGCCACCTTTCGGCTCAACGCCAAGCCTGATGCCGATCGGCTCGGCATCACCCGCGAAGCCGCCGAAGAGTTTGCCCGGCAGATCGAGGCCAAGTGGCGCGAATTCGCCCACGACCCGACCTTCCGCGGTGATGCCGAGCGGCTGTTGCCATTTGCAGGGCAGATCGGCCTCATCGCCCGCGAGCTGGTGCAGGTCGGCGAAGGCCTCGCCGTGCTGCGCTGGAAGCCGCGCGAGCGCTGGCCCTATGCCACGGCGCTACACATTGTCGATGCCGACCGGCTGTCGAACCCCGATGGCCGCCCGGATGACGATTTTCTGCGCGGCGGCGTCGAACTCGACGCCGACGGCGCGCCGGTTGCCTATCACATCCGCCGCGGCCACCCCGGCGACGTGTCGTCGAGCCTCGATTCGATGACGTGGGACCGGATTCCGCGGTTCGACGATGTCGACGGCTATGATCGCTGGAAGGTGCTGCACGTTTTCGAGCGCCGCCGCCCCGGCCAGCACCGCGGCATCTCGCGCCTGGTCGCCGCGGTGGTGAAAATGCGGCTTCTGAGCCGCTATTCCGAGTCCGAGGTGAAGGCGGCGGCCATCAATGGCAGCGTCATCGGCGCCATCTACACCGAACTTGGCCAGGAATTCGCCCGCGAGGCGCTCGGCGACACCAGCGGGCCCGGTGCCGGCTTCGATTGGGACGGATTCAACGGTCACCGCGCGAATTTCTACCGTACCGGCAGCGGGATGGAGGATTCACGCTTCCTGACGCTATTCCCGAGCGACAAGCTCGACCTCAACACCACGCCGCGCAACACGGCGGGCTTTCCAGCCTTCCAGAAGGCATTTCTCCAAGGGTTCTCCGCTTCGCTCGGGCTCTCCTACGAGCAGGTGTCGATGGATTGGAGCAGCACCAACTATTCCTCGGCCCGCGCCGCCCTGAACGAGGTGTGGCGCACCGTGCAGCGCCTCCGCGCCATGCTGGTGTGGGGCGCGGCACAGCCGGTCTACACCGCCTTTCTCGAGGATGCGCTCGATTCCGGCGCCCTGACCCCGCCGGCTGGTGCCCCTGACTTCTATGATGCCCCCGGCGCCTACGCGCAGGCCGAATGGATTGGCCCCGGCCGTGGCTATGTCGACCCGGTGAAGGAAGCGCAGGCCGCTGCGCTGCGCATCAAGGCCCGCATCTCCACACTGGAGCGCGAGGCCGCCGAGCAAGGTCTCGACTGGCAGATGGTGGTGGCACAGATCGCCCGCGAGGAGGCCGAGCTCGCCCGCGTCGGCGTCTCGGTGCCGGATTCGGGAAAGCTGTCGACCGCGAAGGACGACGACGAAGAGGCGGCCGACAAGCCTGCCGCGCCAGGCACCGACGACAGGAGCCGCGCGGCGGCGTGAGGACACCATG